TGAACCGTTGTAAGATCCCACTAAGAAGTATAAACATAGCTATTGCATTCAAAGTTATTAAAGATCTGTCTCTCCATAAGTAAGCTACACATAACCATCCAGTAGCTCCTATAAGAGATAAAACATTATCTAATAAGTTGGAACCGTCTGAAGCTCGGACTGCCATAGCTGCTATCAGAAAAAAAGATGAGGTCCACTTAACGCACCAGGAGAGTTTATCTTTAGGTGTTGTGTCTTCTAGTTGCACTTAATATTTCCTATCTCTTCTTCTAAAAACCTGTGTAAGGGTTCTAGTTTAATTCTTCCTTCTTTGATAATCTTCTTGATAATCATCACTTCTTCTTTTTTAAATATTTTACTTACATCTTTTTCTAGAAGACCACTTAATTCTGTGACTAGCTTTCCTTTGGAATCTATCAAAACCCTGAACGATAAAATGTTTCCTTCTTTAATCATATTATCTCACAAGTGCCCGCAGAGCAGGCTAGTTCTTTCGTGTTCTCTGTCATGTCTTCTGTTTCATACTCAGGAAGCTTCGACCAGTCCACTGTATCTGTGGTCTTCTTTAACCACTCTTGATATTCTTTAGCGGTTATCTCTTGGTACGGAGCTTGCTGATAAGAATGATCTGTATAAGGAAGGAAAGATATACCAGACACAGAATCGAAATTCTTGTATACCCATGCTCCTACTTCTAACCATTCCGAATCTTTCACAGAGATAGTTACAGATGGTTTATGCTCACACCAATTATCCTGGTAATACTTCCAAAGCTCCAAATGTTCTATAGCTGTAATGTCTGCTCTAGTTATTGCATCTTTAGGAGACTTCATAGGAAAGTAGAATACATAGGTATGGTCTGGTTTAGTTATATCATCCTCATAATAAACACCTTGATCAACCATCAGTTTAGCTAAAGGATCTTTCTTATCTGACCTTATCGTTCTTAAATAGTAAGGGCTATGTCTCGTATGAATACCTGATGCACTATCTACTAACTGACTTACAGTTCCGCTAGGCTTTACACAGGTGATAGCCGTTGCTTGATTTATGCCTATCTTTTTAGCCCACTTCTTATTCTCTTCTACGGCTATTCTCTTTAGCTGCTCAAGATCAATACTCCCATCAGTCATTCCCTTGTGGTCAAGTATCCCAGTAAATGATACACCAAGCAAAGCTTCTTCTGTAGTGTTGTTATGCCATGCTTGACTCAAGTATCTGAAGTTAGTCAAGGTAGCTTGGAAGGTTCCTAAGATTGTAGCCAGCTTTGTCTTTCTTCGTATGGATTCTAAAGTATCATCTGCTCTAATAACTACTTCTGTTAGATTACAAAACTGCTTATTGCGTAGAATAATCTCACTACAAGGGTTTGTTCCGAAGTCTTTATAAGGTTCTCTTCTCCCATTCTTAGCTGCCTGCTTTTCAGAAGCTTGCCTATTGAAGATCCCTCTCTCTCCACTTTTACTTTCGTATAAAGACCACCACTCTTTCATAAACGCGCCCATGTCTGCGGTATCTGTATAAGCTACTGAATTATTGGACAAGGCTCTTTGTTGATTGTCTTCCCACCACGCACCAGACTTAGCATTCCTCATTCTTTCATCTGATAAATTACTTAAAGAGATAAGTGCGCTTCTTCTTACACCTCCTACAACTACAACTTCTGCTACCTTGCACATGAGATCATGGCAATCAATAGACACTAGCTTCCTGTGTCCTTTAGAGATAGCATCCTTGAAAATGTTTATAGTAAAACGAAACAAATCCTCCAAAGGTGCAGGACCACTAGCTCTGCCGCCAAAGGTTTTTAGCCTTGCTCCATGAGGACGTACCCTAGATACATCCCACTCTGCAATCTGACCAGAATATAGAAGAGAGATCAGTTCCTTATAGGCTTTAGACCATCCTATTTTAGAATCTGCAACTCTTATTACCGTGTCAGTAGCAAACAACTCTTCTGGTAAGTCTGGTAATTTATTAATATACTGCCGCTCGACACTGAAGCCGACACCTGTTCCGCACATAAGTATGTACAGTGTCTCATCAAAAGCTCTTGGAGTATCTACTGCTAGGTAACTACAGTTGAAGCCTGCAACGTGATCTCGTTCCAAAGCTTTCCCTGCTGACATCAACGCTCTCATGCTTGGCATTATTTCTAAGCTTAGTACCGCTTTCTCTAAAGAAGGTCTTACTTTGGATATGTCAGTACCGTGTTGTTTATTTAAATGGTTTTCAAAGAAGTCAAAATATCTGGTAACAGTTTCGTTCCAAGTCTCTCGTCTTTCTTTCTCGTCGTTCCAGCGGGCATATCGGCTAAGGTGTATGAACTTCTGGTAGTTAGTAGGTAAGTCAATCGTCATATCAAGCTTCTTCTTTTAATGGGTATTTATATTTAATCTCGTCTTTATGATGTCTGTTTCGTTTCTTATCTTTAGAATTATTTCTAGCTTTCTTTCTCCTTAGAAATCCTTCCCTTCGTTCTGTTTTTCTATCCCAATCAGACATTATATTCAATCATTTGGGTAAGCCTTTTCCTGACTCCATAAGTGCAAAGCTATAACAGCATAATGTATAATCTTTAGTAGATCTGCTTGGTCTTTAAGATCTCCGCTAATAGGATCAGGCTTCTTACCATAGCGCATGGCGTACTTCATAATGTTTCCCATACAAAATCCTTCACCATGTCCTGCATCTATAATTACATCCGTTGCTTGGTACTTACCATTAGCATAGTGCCTTTCATAAGTACTATCTATATATCTTTTTATTTGTTCAATCGTATTGTTTTCGTTAAATTTATATTCGCCATTCATTAGGTAAGTTCTCCTCACTAAACCATCTAAAATTATTCTTGTCAGCCCATTCAGCATGACTTCTCTTAGTCCCATCCCTACGTTTCTTAGCTCCCGGCATAGGCGCCTGTGGTTTCTGGAATAAGAACACAAGCTCCATACCCTTAGGGATAGCCTTGCGTAACCACAGATACTTACTGTACTCAGCGTGATCCCAGAACCTTCCCTTTACCTCTAATAGAATTAACTTATCTTCTATCTCTCTAACAAAGTCTATCTCATATGTTTTCTCTACGACATATTTAATTAGATCTCCTCTAAGTCTCCAGTTTTTTAAAAGATCCTGATGTAATTTATATTCCCACAGGCTGTCGTATCCTTTAGGTATACGCTTTTCTCTAGGTCTAATTCGTCTTGGTTTTCTTCTAGGCATTTAATATTTCTTCTACTTTAGGCTGGCGTACTACCTTTGTTAGATGCATGACACCTTTAGAATACTTGAAGGATCTTAATCCCTTCCCGTCATTGGAATCTTTATGACACTCAAACTTATGCGAGCAATAGTTACACTGTCTAGCAAGTTTAAAGTTACCGGAAATTCCTTCTGGTACTGGCTCATAACAAAGAGGAGGAGGATTCTTATCTTTAATTGTTTTTTGTAATGACTTTATTTTAACAGATATATTTGGTTTGTCAAGCTCTTCTGGCTGTAGTAGAATCAAATCCCCCGCTTCTTTGTTGAGTGCGAGGAAGCCCCCATTGCTTGTGCCTTCCGCATGTTCATAGGCTGTTAATTGTACTATGTATCCGAACGGATCATCATTTATCAGTGTCCCATCTTTAAATTTCTTAAAGGCGAAACCGGACGCAGTTTTAATATCGACTACCTCCCCATCAATTTTACAATCCATATGACCTACAACCCCATCGACAACCACTTCTTTTTGAATGTCAGTGACTACATGTCCTGCTAGTTCTACAAAGAACAGCACAAGAGGCTCAGCTAGGTGTCCGAATAGAAACTTAATAAGAAGAGGAGGAGGTAGAGGAGAGGGATCTCGTTCCATATTAAAGTCATACCATAACTGCCTCGCTGGCCTACCAATATTTGACATTCGTAAAGAAGGCTTTCTACTTCCTCTAGGGGTTAGCCACTCTCTTAGTGCTTCCTTCATTGAATCTCCAAACTTATCTATTACTTTATCGGAAACTTCAATGGCCTCTCCCCTGCCCAGAGGAGCGATAGACTGATAGATATCCTCTACTACTGTGTCTAATCTTTTCTTTGTCATACTGTTATTCCTTTTTCTGCGTACAGTTTCATATAGAAATCTGCAACTTTTTTAATTTGAGAAGGGGTTGCTTGGTTCTTAATTGAATTTGCCATATGAGATACCATAATAACATTCCCCTTTTCGTATCCTTTAGTGTTATCTATTCTATCTAGGCTAGGAGAATTTTGCCAGTTATCGCTGCCTATTTCCAACTTGATTCCCAGAATAGGGCAAGTGTCTGTGGCTAGGTTTTGTATCTCTTTCCGAGTTATAGTGCAGGAGTTGCCTCTTTTGTTAGACCTATTCCTAGCATCCCTAAATAGTATCTTACAGTGTGCAACAGATCCTATTACTCTCCTTTGTCTACTGCATATTTCAGCCCGACACGGACGACACTCTGTTCTATAAGTATTACTCTCTGGCCTAAGATAATAGTGTGTTATAGGTTTAATCTTCTTACAAATCCTACATTCTTTAATGTGTTTCACTCCAGTTACTCCCTGTCTTATACTCCCCTGTTAAGGGGCAGCGTAGGTTAAAATGCTCTGCTGCTTGTTCGATAGCCTCTACTCCTAGCTTCCCAACAAGATCTGCCTGATCTTCTTTCACCTGTACCTGCCACTCGTCATGTATATTAGCCACAAAGGTAGCGTCTAAGTTATCAGTTTTAATTTTATCATCAAGTAACATCAACGCTTTCTTCATAACAATAGCCCCTCCTCCTTGTAGTAAACTATTAAGGGCGGCGTGTTCGCTGCGGATATATATCTTTCTACCATCTATTCCTTTAAGGAATCCTCTTTTAGCTGCTTGCTGTACTCGTCTTGTAAGAGTTTTAAGTGCGGGTAGATTGCGGAGAAAGCGGTCTTTAAGTTTTCTGCCGTTAGCTCTGCCTCCACCAACCACTTTCCCAAGTTTCTCATCTCCTGCTCCGTATACAAAGGCATAGATGAAAGTTTTAGCCTTATCTCTTGATTGAATTCCCGCAAGATGTTGATTGATTGTGTGTATGTCTCCGTTAATAACATTGTTTATATACTCCTTATCATCCATATAATGTGCCAACATTCTCAACTCTAATCCGCTTGCGTCTATTCCTACTAGCTTATATCCTTCTGGGACAATCCAGCAAGCTCTACATTCCTTACCGTATTGGCTTCCGATATTAGGAACTTGTGCCATGTTAGGGCCACGGTGCGTCATGCGTCCTGTGATTGTGCCATTAGAAATGACACTACCATGTACTCGCCCGTCATCTTGTAGCTCATCTAACCATGAAGATAGTTGTGCTATCCGTTTCTGTAGCAACAAAAACTCAGCAATTAAATTAGCCTCCGGGATGTGCGCTATTTTCTTTAAGGTTCCCTCGTCTACAATAGGCTGTCCTGTTGGAGTAAATCTCTCAGGCTTCCATCCAAAGTCTTTAAGGTACTCGCCTATTTGTTTTCGAGATCCTAAATTAAATGTCTGCATTTTCTTACGTATGAAGGGGTTAATGTCCGAAGAAGATATACCATTGAAACTCTCATACTCTTCTAGAGTTAAGCCTCGTTTAGAAAGTACCCCGTCCTTTTTTATATAAGGCGTTACTAACTTATCATCTACTAATTTAGGCTTGAAAGTAAGTTGAACCTCCTCCTCTACTTCAGAGATGCGAGTCTTTAATGTAGCAAGAAACATCATGGCTTGCCTCTCATCAAATAAGAAGCCTGCTTTCTCCTGTCTATTTGTAATGTAGGTAACATCATGTTCAAGCTGAATAGATTCCTCGCTGAAACCTAATCCTTCTTTTAGTAAGCGGTGATAGACCATTTCATTTAAGCGTACATCCTGTACACAATAATCTAACATACTAGGAGTGTACTCATCGAATGTTATTGGCTGCTCTTTCTTTGGAGAACCTACCCGGTACCCCCATGTTCTAAGACTATGCCCGTTCTCTTGTGAAGGATTAAATAATCTCGACATGACTAGGGTATCTATTACCTGTCCTTGCAATTTAACATTATATAATTTTTCTACTACTGGAATATCAAAGCCTATAATGTTGTGGCCCATCAGTACGTCTGCTGTTTGTAGTAGCTTGATCCCCTCATCAATTTGATCGGGGCCAAACTTATGTACGGGGCCATCTAATTCTTTAATAACCATGCACCATATTTTAGTAGGGCGTAGTCCGTCTGTTTCTATATCGAATATAACTTTAAAAGGAAGTGTTTTCATTATCAAATGTCTCCTGATCTGTAATTTCAAGAAGTCGTCCAGTCTCCGCATTATACTTTAACGAGCAAGCCAGCCCAGTATCTCCTGTGTATCTAGATTTTAACACCCTTACCTTTGTGGTATTAGCTTCCTCTGGATCTAAGGCTTGTTGGTTACGCTCCAAAGCAATCACACAATCTGATAGCTGTGCTATACCTTGAGATCCTTTTAGGTGACTCAAGGAAACTTCAACGCCCTTCTCATGTCCTCTATCCCCTGCTGCTCTACGTAGATGGGAAACCAAGAGCATACCTACGTTTGTTTCTTCAACTAAACTTCGCAATCTATTCATTAACGAATCAATACCACGCCGTTCATCACTCTCGCTTAGTACATTTACTAGCATATGTAGGTGATCTACTACCACCCACTGACACTCACACCCTACAATGATATACCGTAGCTTAGAAAAGAACTCATCAATGTCTGTCACTCCTAAGTGAGAGTGGACAAAGACCCTATCCTTTTCGATGACACTATCAAACAGGGTGGTAAGTTGTTCATCGGAATAAGCCTTACGTTTTTCCGTAAGATACAACCTCTCATTAGCTTCAATAGATATTATACCATCTATAGTTCGCCATCGGTTTTCTTCGAGAGCTACAATACCTATGTTATCTTTAGTCTGTTTTATAAGCCAGTGTTCTAATTCCCTTACAACACTAGACTTACCCAGTCCGGTGCCTCCTGTGAATGTAACCAACTCACCTTGCCTTAGTCCGTACAACTTTTTATTTAGTCCCTCCCAAGGAAAGGAAATACTTTCTTTTTCTTCACGATGTAGCCATTCATCTTTTAAACTAGATAGCTCTACTATACCAGAGGGGGTATAAGTTTTAGCTTCCCACCATGCGTTAGTAAACTCTTGGAACTTTTTATTACGCAGCATATCGTTAGCATCTTTGTATCCATTAGGCCACGACATTATCTTTACCTTACCGGGCTTGAGTATACGTGCTACGTTAAGTGACGCTTCCCTCCCAGCTTTATCGTTATCAAAACACAGCACTATATTCTGAAAGGATTCTACAAATTCTATGCTCTCTCGTATATCTTTAACGGCACCTGCCGCCCCACGTTTTAAAGATACAACAGCCCACTTACCTTGGAACAACTCACTAACAGCCATCGCATCACATTCACCCTCTGTAATGGTAAGATACTTAGCTCCTCTGGCATTGAATAACTGTTCACCAAACAATCCAGTACCATCATACGTTCCTCCTGTAACAAAACCTTTATTATCTACAAACCTAGTCTTAGTACCCACAATTTCTGTGCCGTTGAAGTAGGGGTATATGTGCTGAACGATTTCTCCTTTAGGATTAAGCACACTACGCACCCCAAATTTAGTGGCAGTCTTTTTAGATATGCCCCTGTCTGTTAGGGCATTGAAGGTGCCAGTATAGGAATTTAAAAAAGTATTCTTCGGCTGCTTGAATGCGACAACCTGTTCATCCTTAGTTTTATTATAAGAAGGGAAACGAGTGGCGCAACTAAAACACCATGCTGACCCATCGCTGTTTAAAGATACTGGATCTGACCCTCCACAATTTGAGCAAGGTAATTTATGCTCCACGAAATTACTGTTCTCCATGAATTCTCCTCTTAAAAAAAGGCTAGGCACCTCACAAGGAAATGCCTAGCCAAGTAGAAAATTACTTATTCTTAATCTTCCTCCGTTCCTTCTTCTATTCGTGCTTCCGTACATTCTAATAACTTCTTTTCTAAAGTGTCTCTATACGCCCCGCTAGAAAGCTGTAACGCACTGACTATTATATCAATAACCGATACGGTTCTAATGATTGCGTTGCTTTCTAATAGCTTATTAGTATCTGCGATGTTGTCTGTCTCAAAAATAAGCGGGGCATCTTCTCCTTTATTAATTACAATCCGCATTTAAAATTCCTCCCCGTCACTAAAAAACTCAGAGCCATCCTCATTCTTATAAGGCACCAAGTCTACCACCTGCACAGCCTGTAAGTCTAGCCCCGTGTATGGCCCATACTGTCCCTCTCCTGAGTACTCGCTATACTGTACCCTAACTTTGGAACCATTGCCTACCGCTAAACTAATCTCCGCTTTATCAGAGTCTAGTAGTCTAGGTGCTGGCCTAACCCTACCATGAGGCCCGTTCACCTTACGCTTCACAATTAATGCTGGCCCCTCGTCCATCTGTTTTACTTTATGTCCACGGGAAGCAAACTCATTTGCTGTATCTTCATCAATCACTAAGTTCACCGTATACACAGGTTCAAATTTAGTATTGGGGGTAGTGATGCTGGCCCAATATGCTGTGCCTTCTAAAATTGCCATACTCTTATCTCCTAATTTATATTTAACTTCACCATCATTTCACAATTCGCAAAGGTACTATTTGTTTCTTCAAATACCAGTGCATCCACATACTGTTGAACAGCGACCAACAAAGCCTCATCTTCTGTCTTCGATTCTATATCCTTTAAAACTGTATCTCCTTTTTTTGTTATATCAAACCATACCACAAACTCATGTGCCCCTGCAAGTTCACTAGAAGTATCCTGAATAGTTCTTCGTAGTGAAGGAAGATGATCTCTTCGGTTGATTACAGTAGTCGGACACGATCCTATAGATTCAATCGCACTATCTACATCTTCTTTATTAACTGACGTAACCCCTGCCTGTATCAAAGTCAACTCATCCTGTCTATTTTGAAGGCCATCTATTTCAAAATTTAATACTTGGATAGTACTAATCACGGCTGCTATTCTCTCGTCCGTGTTTGCAATAACATTAGCCATCCGTCCATAGTCCTCGGACAGACTAGAAATCCTATCATCTGCTTGTTGCCTCCCTTCTTCTATGGTTAAAAGAAACGCCGTGTTGTTCTCTTCAATGGTGCCTCTCAAAGAGATTAGCGCCTGACTTACACCCCTTATATTAGTAATGTTATTTGATAGCCCAGTCCCTAGCCCCTCGTCAGCTTCCTTATACTCAGTCGTCAGCCTTCTGTATTGTGCTATAGACCTACGTTCTGTTGTCTCTATATGATCCATGATCTTAGGAATCATAACGTAGGCACCACCTCCTGTTATAATACAGGATGCAACCACAGCTACACCAAATACTTTTACTATTTTATATATCCTACTCATGTACTCCTCCTTATTTTCTATATTGTATCATACTTCTATTATTTTCTCAAGCTCTTGTTGAATTCTTGCCTCATTACCTGCTTCGCTCCTTAATTTTCTTAAAGGTTCTAAAGAATCCCCACTGAAATCCCATACTTGCTGATCTTTTTCCCTCGTTATTTTAGATACGCTTACCACTGTGCTTAAATTTACCATAGCATCTACGACATGGTACACGGAATTAGAATAAGATTTAATTGTTTCTTGATACCCCTCAATTATAACTTCTATAGTGTATTCATCCATAAATTATTATTCCTTTGTAGTTGCTGCCTTCGCTCATTAATTTCATTCAGTTCTCCTAGTGTTTTAATATGGGGGTTCTTCTTTAAGATCTTCATAATCCATTTGTCTGTCATGTAAGATAAGTTATTACAACTATGTTCATCCCCATAACTACCAGTAATCATAGAATTATAATGCGTTTGTTGTGGTAGTAAAGAATTAATAGTCTCTATGTTAATAGTCTCTGCTTCTTCTGGGCTAACTAAAGACTTCAGCCACTCTACTTGTAGTAGTTTAACTCTTGTTCTTAACTCTTTTAACTTTTTTGAATTCATGTTACAGCCTTTGTAAAATACCAATGACTAGGATAAATATAGCTAACGAATTTAGTACGAGCAATGCCCTATCTTTCCATAAGCAAGCTACCCAGAACCAGCCCGCTACTCCTGTTAAGGACAACAGCATGTCTAAAAAATTGGATAGCTCAATACTTCTAACTACCATTGCTGATATTAAGAATAAAGAAGATATCCATTTAACATACCATGATAGGCCCTGCTTAGGCGTTATAGGTGTATGGTCTTTCAAGGACTATCCTCACTAAAAATGGAAGGGAAGATTCTATTTAACTTAATAAGCATTTCATCTTGATTATCCTGTATCTCTGCTAGCTTATCTAATATATCTGAGTTTTCTTTTTCTAAATCTGCGACATCCCTCTCTGTCTCTACCCTAAACGAATCTAATTCATCTGTACTTTCTAAGAGGGAGACTACGCTTTTATCAGTAGTAGCTATAGAATTTTCTAAGTCCATTAGAAATAAATCTAAATCATGCATCTCACCTACCGCTGTCTCCAAGCGTTCTTCGTGGGAGACTAAGCTATCAAAGTGGGCGTGTCCAACTGCACGAAGTTTATTAATATCTTTTTGACAGGAGCACCCACACTTAACAGGGGTAGTAACTACTAAATCTGTGTCGCTATCTGTTTTAAGTATCTTCATCATCATCCTCCTCAATATAAAAAGTAATTTCTGAATAGTGATCTAAGTCCAGATGTTCCTGTGTCACTGTAGTTTTATCCTTATCTACGGTGCCCTCTTCTTTAAATGCATAGGTTGTGTGTATGTTGGTTAAGCGGCCGCTATCAATGGAACCCCCGTCTATTTCCCAATTATGTTTCTTCTTCATCAAATATATGAATGCTTCCTCTAAATCATAGTATGATACGGTAATCTCTGTCATTCTATTGTACTCCTATTGTTTTATATAAGCAATATCTCAGCAGTCATGTCGTAAATGAAATTCTTGGCATGACCCACAAAATAGAGTGCCTCCGTGTGTTGCCCAGTAATTATAAGCAGCTGCATCTACATTAAAAGATAGCTTACACTCATCACATTCTTCTCTATCATCATCCGGTTCCCCATAAATATGTTCCACATTAAACTCCTTCGTTATGTAACTGATCCTGTGCTGCCATCTTATTTAAATCTGTATTTGATATAGCATTATGTGATATAGATTGGAAGTATTGTAACATAATCCAACAGACACTATACGGCCATTGCAAATTCTCATCACATGGGCCATACTTATTATCTACACGATCAAGTACATATTCAACACAGTCCTGAAATAAATCAGGACGATCTTTAATATTCCAATACTCTTCGACTACTTCACTAACACTTTCTTTGAAGCTATCATTTTCTTTAAGACTCATGCTGCTATCTCCTTAATGATGTATTACAAACCCACTTGTATCTACCTTTGCTTTACCCTTTGCTTTCAAACCAACAATAACATTTTGTTCATCTAAAAATCGTAGGTCTGTTTCATCACCATCAATAACCTTTCTACCTTTGAAGCTACTAGGTAATGTACTCTTAAAAACTACTGCTATGTTAGTGCTAACACTATCAAATAATTTAGAGTACTTAGTGTTAGCTTCTGAGTAGCTCCAAGTTAGCTGATAATTAGATAGGCCACTGATCTTTCTAGTAGGTATCTTAGTATAATCATAGAACTGCACATCTGGAAAGACTTCAAAGATATTATTATTATTTATCTTAATAGTTTCCCATTGTATATCACTAGTACCATTCAATCTAACTGCTGGTAGCTTACCTTTTCTCTTACAGTATCTTTCAAACTTAGTAATATCCTCAACTAAATAATCCATAAAAATATCTTGAGCCTTTAAGAATAACTTAGTCTTACGCTTACGAGCTTCTTGAATTACATTAGTCGTTTCACCTTTCTTAAATATACCACCTCTACCTGCTGTATTTAAGCAAGCTGTCTTACAACCTGCAATATCTTGATAAGGACATATCTTAGTACTCTCAGGTATAAGATGTAGTATAGCTGTCAAGTACTTGTTTTTCTTATCACTTTTAATAGTCTTTGGATTACCACTAACTGTTAATAAACTGTATGTCATTTGCTATCCCTTAAAGTATTTATCCCATTCGTCTTTACCGATACCTAATTTTATAAAGTCTCTTTCCCAAAGTGTAAGATTAGGGAAAGCATCTTGTAATAAAGTACCACTTCCCCATGCATCTAGTTGCTTGCGAGTTACATCCAGATCATAAGTGTAGATTTTATTAGTTAAAATAGAAGTACGAGTTATAAACATAATATATATATTCCTAGTGGTAGTCAGTCCTGCCGCCCTCATTAAGATACTCCCACTGTAGTTGTCTTCTTATAACAGCGTCCTCCTCTTCCCACTCTACTAGTGGACGTACATCCTCTACTGAAAGTTTAGTAGATACGCTATCGCCTGTATCTGGATCAAACCCAAGTATCAATCCACGCCCAGCTAAATTAGTACCAATAAAATTATAAAACCTTTGCTCATCTTTATACAATCCTTCATCATCTAAATACAAAGAGTTGTTTTTAAATTTAGAATTAGAGTCATTATGCAGTGTATTTAAATCATCCTTAGAGTGTTCTATTAGTAAGCGAGGTGGTATAGATATAACATCTATTGTAGTACACTCTAAAAGTAAATAGAATTCCGCAAGTTTTGCTTCGCCTGTCAGTGCTACTTCTAAAACCTTTTCAGTAAACGGATCAATCAGTATACCCTTCATTCTTTATTCTCCTTTAGTTCATAAAGCTCGTTGTCTAAATCCCAATCTTGTTTATCTCTAGCCCGTTGTTTTCTATAGGCTTTTACTTTATCCCTCTGTGTTTTAGGTTTGTGGAACTGATCCATATTCTTCTTAACTGGATTTCTATTAGACTTCATGGCTTATCCCTTTCTCCTTGTTTACATTAAGAAGCACAGTTCATCGCCGGATCGAATGACGTAACGATATAAAACACAAGGTTGGTGTTACCTTATCTGATGTTGCTCTATTTAGTATTGTGATCAAGAATACTAACCGATTTGTTGAATGAACTGTACTTCTTAATGTAAATTAAAGAGCAGTTTGTAACGACATACTCAGGTCGTATCAATTACTTAGTCCTTCGAACTACTAGCTACTACTGGCTAGCGATCCTATCATCATAGCTTAAAGCATTTGCTGGGTAGCTTATTTCCTGCT